GTTCCGGTGTGTATTGTTGGTTCAGCATCTATCACATCATTTTGTTGTAGCATCTTTTGAATATCAGCAGTAGAACCAAGAAAATAATTGTTCTGCTGATTTTCAACCTGTGCCGGCTTATCAGCCTCATCCATTTGTTTCTGCTTTTTATTCAAATCCATTAATCTGTCATTGACATCAGAAACATTTTTGATCATACCCGAGAGTACTTCGTAGGCTCTTGGATGCTCTGATTCACGAGCCACCTCGATCATATTTTCAAGAGCATCCTTGCCTTTTTCTATTAACTCATAATATGTTTCACGAGAATAATCGTAATCATTCTTTACATTATCTTTTTCAGACATTTTAGTGTGCCTTAAATCCTGTAGGTACCGTATAGGTAATATCAGTGCCTACTTTGATTGTTACATCAATTGATCCACTTGAATCACCTGCACCATCTAGTAGACCTTGTGGATGGAATCCAACGGACCAGAAGTAACCATTGAGATCACCTATAATGCTCTCATAGCCAGCAACCTGTGCTGGTCTTGCACCACCTACGTTTGTATTTTTTGTCAAAATTGGAATTCCTACACCACCATTACCAGAAGGTGTATCAGCGCTGTCATAATTTGCAGGATTCAAATCAATCATTGTTGATGAATCTGTAGGATGACCCCATTCTCCGTTATAACCGAAGAATACTCGTCCTTCATCTGTTGAATTTGCATTAGTATCATACGCAACCATGAAAATATCACCGGCTTTTGTATCTGCACCAGCACTATCAGATGTCCACTGATAAGTACCTGAGTTAATAATGCCAGCCATATCGCGATCGTTAAAATCAAAAAACGCAGTTCTTCCCGGAGATGCTTCAATGGCAGGTTCTAAGTTCCAGTTTGTTGGAGTAAAGGTAAGATTTTGTCCTATGCCATTGGTTCTTTGAGTAATACTATTAACATGAATCTCAAAATAGTGCTTACCTTTTTTCAAAGGCTGTGATTGAATATGGTAGTCAAGAGCAAAATTATGTCTGGCAGCATATGTGTCACTATCATAATCAAAGTCCATAGTAACACGACCGTTGTCAAGTTGATTATTAGCATCTACATCAAAAGTATCTGCTCCACCAATTTGATATCCATCTGGTACTATTGTTTGAGCTGGATTAAATGTAATTTGTCTGGAAACATCAGGAAAGTTTCTATCCATTAATCTGATAACGTCCTGTGCAGCAATATCAATCACACCTCCATTAAATGGATCTAAATCAATCGTATTACCTATTTTATTGGCGAAGAAAAACGCCATGGAAACTCTTGTTCCTCTTAATGTATAATCGGCCATTTACTTCTCCTTAACTTACTGATAGACTTGTAATGGTAACAAGATGAGATGAATCAATCCCGACCGCAGTTGTAACAGTATTACCGAGTGTTAGCGTGTAATCCAATGCTGGATTCAACAACAATCCGTTCAAATAAACCTGTGTTGTTGCAGAGTCAAATGATAGGGTGTTACCATTATCATCAGCTCCTGTAAATACCGTATCACCGGAATCAGCCGTATAATCAAAACGATTAATTGTGATTGTAGGCGTTGCTTCCCTTGCCTGCACATAAGCAGAATCAACTTGTCCTGTGATGATCGTTGCTACCTGCGCGGAATCAGGCAACGATGTAATTCTTCCGTCAAGGTCAGTAAAGTTCCCGTCAAGTTCCGCAAACGTGAGCTCACTGCCTTTCGTGTTTCTCAGTGTAATTGTCATGTCTTTTTCTCCTAATGCGTAACTTGATTATACGCTGTCTCTTGCTAATTCTATAGTTGTGTCAAATCCGAAGTCACTATCCGGTAATCCAATCACTGTAGTTGGATTTGGTGTAACTGTAATTGTTTCAAGTTTAATATCAGAATCATTACCAGCACCTGCATCAATTTCAAACAACCTTGCAATTGATGTTCTGATGACATCACCCTCGGTAATGGCACCATAGAAGCTTACCTTCATTTCAAAATCAAGTGTATATATGATTGTTCTACGGGATTCCATAGCCCCTTCAAAATCATCACTGAATGACAAACCTTGTATGATGATAGGAATGTCTTCCTTAAAATCTGGATAATCATCTGGAAAAGGTTTTATTGTCAATGTATATTGTGGATTAAACGTAGGTAATATCTGCTCAACAATCTGTAATGCATCATCCTGGCTTTTTGCATATATGTTCAATTGAAAATTAATATTATATGGAACAGGTGAATAAAATTTTTGTCTCTGTTGATTTGTAGAACCTAAAGCCTTAAAATTACTTAATTTTGTCAACTGTCTTGTATTATCGTATGCGAATGATGTAATCTCAAATGACATCCTAGGAAGTTTAATTGCAACCTTTGTATCATTATAAAGATCTGTATTCTCTCTAATTCTTTCTAAATATTTCTGCCTTGGTGCATATGATAATGGAACCTTAAGTTGATTCAGTACACCACCGGATGCATTCTTACGAATTACATAGATATTATTAAACAGTCTTCCAAATATAGAGACAGATTTTCTTATCTTTTCATGATAGAAATGTGTACCAAACATTATTGAGCCTCCGGATCACCAAATGGATTATCCTCGGTAAAGTCAAGGAAATCATCAGAGAAATCACTGAATGTATCATTTTGTTCTGTTTCAGAAATCTTATTATCTTCTGCTACACTACTAATTGTCAATCCAGTTATTGAACTATTGGTACTATTTATTAGAGTTCCATCAATTGTAAATGTATGGTATTTACCATCATCGGCACCAACATGAGCCAAATAGTAACAACGGTTTGAATCAAGAGCGGAATCAAGGACAACTCTTTGAATCTCACCAGAAATTGTAACACCACCAGCAAGAGTTTGAGTGACCGTATCACCAATAGCATAATCACTATCAATGGCCGAGCCACCAATAAAGTTAATGGTTGGTGCCTTTGTATATGCCCTACCTGAATCAACTAGGGTAATAGTATCAACTGTTCCTGTTGCAAGATCTATTGTACATGTTGCTGCAGCACTATCACCTATTGCAACCTCCCCACTATCAAGCCCACCTGTAAATGTAATTGTTGGAACGGTTGTGTAATATGTTCCACCCTGTATGAGCGTAATGCTTTCAACACCACCAGGTTTAACAAATCCAGCATTGACATAACCTGAATCAATGTAATCCTGAACATATACAATTGATGCAGTTGCCTTCTTTGGAGCAGTAACACAGACTTTATACTGATATGAATGATCCTGTTCAATTGCCTGGATATCATTAATGCTTGTATCAAAGTCCTCACCACTGTATTCAAACAATGTACAACGCATCTTATATACCGGTAGATTTTCAATCTGATAAAACGGTTGTTCATGTTCCACATGTTGAATCTGAAACATTTTCTTTGTTAGAGGAATATAGATAAGATCACCCTCTGTTGGCCTCGAGGTTTGTATATCGTTATCAGGTCTTCTAACTTGAGCTTCGAATCTTGATCTGGCCACAACCAATGTAACTTCATCTCTAATCTCAACACCAAATCTGGTAAAGAGATCACCCTCACCATCAAATCCTTCAACATTCTCGATGTACATTTCAATTTTATGAGATGTAGGAAATTTAGAAACAACATCATCACCAAGTAATGTATCTTCATTCACAAGGTCTCTCGGTAGATAGTATAGATCTTGTCCATATATCTTGAGAGCCTCGATAACGAGATTCTCATACATGTCCATTTCGGATCTTACTTTTTCTGAGAAATAGAGATTACGAGCCATGATATTATCCTACAAAGAAGTCCGCAGGCATTTCCCATTCAAGTCGTATTCTCTCCCTTAATCTTTCGATTTCCTGTGTTGCATCGTCATATAACTGACGACCATTAAATGTGACACCACCTGGTAGTTGAACGCCTTCAAACTTAATCAGGTTTTGTCCCCATTGTTGTTTAATCAGTGCAGTAGCATATTCTTTCAACCACAAATCATTATATACAGAAGTATGAGTATCCGGATCAATGAGTGTATAGACTTCTGCTACCAGATATTCACCTACCTGAATATCACCATCTGCAATATCACCAAAAATATAGAGCCTGTCCTGATGCCGTGACCAACTAACCTGTGGTGTGCCGTTCAATTTCATGTCAAGGATTGAAAGATATTGTTGAAGCTGTTCGTAATATGCCAAATCACCTGCAAAGTTTTGCATGTCTGCAATATCATTCAGCATCATCTGGTACTTAATGTCGAAGAAGTTATAGGATGTGCCGAATGAAGAAGACGTCGGAAACAGTTTAGTGACTGTCAATACATTAGAGGAAATTGGAATATATTCATTCGCAATATCTGTTGATGTTACCAAGTGCTTAAGATAGGTACGTACGGTAGCATCTGAATGAAACTCTTGCCAATACTGTATCGCCTCGTCAATACGATCCTCAATTTGATCCTCATCAACATTGATCTCGAGAACTGGATCCCCAAGACGGCGTAAGCAGTAGTCAATCAGAGTCTGTCTACTGTTTGGATTTGCCATAAATAATCTCCGACATTAAAAATCTTTTGACTATTTATATGGTTTTATAGTTCAAACTCTGTAGTTGGTGGAGTAAAGTTAGCAGTGTATCTGACACTTTTTGATACTCTTACATCTTGAATGTAACCTACCATTGCACCTCTATTTGTATCAGTTCTACCTTGATTGATAGATAACACATTATGGTCTCCATCAGATCCACCATTTTCCCAACCTGATATCCCAGTATTAGTGTATTGAAGTACACCATCTATATAAAATTTTAATGTTGTAGCACTTGCATCATATGTCATTGCAAAATGTTTCCAGGAGTTAGTCCACACGCTGAAAATACTTGCATTACTTACCAGATTCCAACTAGTGGTAGTGTTATTATCAGCATAAAGTTTCATACCACTATTCTGATACAATAAAAATGGCCCCGATTGCCCACCTCTAACATCGTATCCCATGAATATATCCCCATTAAACCAAGATGTAGGATACATCCAGAATTCAATTGTAAAATCTGAAGTAAGGAATTGATCTTTACTCATTGGTCCTGAATCGTCTACTATTAAGATTCCATCAGTACCTGCACTTGGACCAGGAAAATAAATTGAGGAAGATGTTGTGAATTTTCTTACAGAATTATTAGTAACAGTACTTCCGACTAGATCA